GCGGGCTCGCGTAATTCGTTTGTAAAGTAAAGCGTGGTGCGACCAAACTCATCGGCATAGCAGTCTTGCCTAATCTCAAGCAGCTGTTCGCCAATCACACAGCGGTCCATTGCACTTGCGACCAAAAGGTTCGGTACAAACCCATCGGCGTTTAACATCATGCCGTACTGGCCTGCACCATTTACTCTAGGAACGCCTGCCCACAATCCGCTTTGTTGATTAAAGGTTGTGTCGTACAAACGCGTTTTATTAACAGGGCCGCGCAAGTGAGCTAAGTGCGCCTTCAGCACCTTACATTCTTCAAATGTCAGCACTGAAAACTTGTATGAAACAATCCATCGTTCGCCTGGGTTCTCGACAATATGCTCAAATCCATTAAATGAACTTCTGTTCATTTTGGTATTGAACTGAGGAACGAACAGGCAACGGCTAACGGGAAGTTGAGGAAAATCAAAAATTTCATTCATGCGGCCATCGTCCCACTTAAGCTTTGCGATAATTCGCCACCATTAGAAAAGTCTTCTCGCAGCTGGGCTTGCCACTGCAGCTGCGCCATTTCCACGCTCTCGCGAATTTTTTCTTCCATGCCTGGTACCGCATTAGTTGCGTCTATTTTGTTGGTGATATAGAACACTCGTGAACCGCCACTCCTTCCGCTCGGTGCTCGTGAATCATTTGAGGCGACCATACTTTCAAAACTACGACGTTGTTGAGGGTTGAGTACCATCTCGTCGTTTCTAAGCCACCAGGTTCCCTCTCTGACATTCTTATCTAAGCCGCCGTGCGCTTGGCCTTGCATTGTGACGCCTTTAATATTCGCAATTAGGCTTGCTCCAGTTGCTGCGGCGTTGGCCATTGCGGGAAGGTTGGCGGGAAATGGCAACGCCATGGCATTACTGATAGCGGTAGATAAATTCATGACGCCTTGCGCAATAGCAAAACCTTTACTAATGGCAAAAAGAACTTTATAGGCTTTTGATTGCTCACCCGCGAAAGATCCTGCGAGACTTGCGAGGCCGTCAAATATTTGTGCTGAGCTACTTAGTATTAAATTAGATTTTTGAGCTTCTAGCGCCTGTACTTGGCTAAGATGCTTTTTTCGAGCCGCGAAAATTAAGTCTAACCCTTGCTGCTCGGTGATTTTCTTTTGTTCCATCGCTTCAGCAATGATCGCCATTTCATTCTGCGCGTTGATGCGAAGTGCTTCTTCACGAGTGGCGAACTTAAGCCTAAGCTTCTCATACTCACTGTTTTGCTCTTCAGGCGTTGATGTTCTTTCTTCAGGAACGAAAGGTTCTGGTGCTCTGAAGCTGTTATCGTTGGCCGCTGGCCTTTGAAGCCTGAACTCTGCGAGAGACCTAGCAGCTGCCAGCTGCTCATTCATTGCGTTAATTGCGCCATCTCGCTCTGCAAAAACATCCTGTAGAACTTGATCTCTCGCTTGGTTTGAAGCAGCAATTCGAGCCTTTGCAGTCTCTTTTGCTTTTTCAGTTACCCTGTCATAGGTTCCATCAATGCGGGACAGCTCACCATCTAAATTAAATGAATCTCCATCAAAGGGGTTGAGTACATCCACTAGCTCGCTCGCATATGCGCCAGCCTTTTTTATAAGTCGCTGTAACTCTAATAAAACCGTGTCTCTAAATAGACCAGCGTAAGTTTTGGCTACTCTTTCCAGGTTGGCTAACTCGACAGTTAGTATCTGAACCATTCCTTTAATGTTCTGAGGGAAATACTTAAATGCATCAGCAAGCAACCCAAGCGTTTCTTCAGTGATCGCTTTTGCTGCTAAAACTTGTAGTGGGAATTGATTAACTGCACCTATAGCCAAGTCAATCGAATCAAAAACAGAGTCTGCCCAGCCCGACCATGCTCCAGCGTAAGCTGACAAATAGGCGACCATCTCTCCGCTGGCTACGATAGAAGTTAAACTCCCAAGTGCTTCACCAATGCCAGAAATAGTATTTGTTAGTCCGCCAAAATCGTTTGATGCTTTGTTTACTTCTGATACCAGTGTCTTGAAGTTGTTTGAAACAACAGTCATTGCTTGACTGGCGGTAGGTGCCATCTTTCCAAATTCTGTGTTTATGGCTTCAGATTGGTTAATTAGCGCAGCTATAAGCTTCTGGCTAGTTAACTCACCGTTTTCAGCCATTTCTCTTAGTTCACCAGTTGTAACACCTAACTGCGTGGAGAGCGCCTCCATAAGTCGTGGAGCTTGCTCGGCAACGCTATTAAACTCATCACCTCTAAAAGCGCCTGAAGCCAATGCTTGAGCTAATTGCCGAGTAGATCCCTCAGCCTCTTGAGTTGATGCTCCACTTATAACAAAAGACTGGTTCACCGCTCGTGTGACTGCTAGCAATTGATTTTGGCTTACGTTTAAGTCTTGTGTGGCTCTCGTCATTTTTGCAAAGAGCTCAGTGGTTGCAGCAATATCTGAAAATGTTCTGTTAGATAGTTGCAGCAGCTCCTTTTGAACTGCAACTCTTTCTTTTTCCGATTTAGTTATCAATCTCACTTGGTTATCGAGACGTTTCATTTCATCCGAGAAGCGGATGACATCCCCAATTCCCATTGCAGCGATTAATCCTGCGATACCACCTGTTAAAAGGTTAACAGGTGAAAACATTGTCCTAATATTCGCAGTAAGTTGACCTTTTGCAGCAGAGAGACCTGCAACCTGGGCGCTTGTTCGTTGGGCTTGATTGCCAGATTGGCGAGTTGTATTAGTGAATTTTTCTTGAGCTGTGCGAGCACGTTGTGTCTCACTTACTAAGCCACTTGCGTCACCCCTTAGCCGAATACCAGTTACTATTTCACTCATTACTTACTCATCGTGCAAATTTTTGTGATTTCATCTGCGAATGTTCGACCCATTATTCGAAGTCCTTTGTATTGTTGACTCGTAAATTCGCGACCCGACATAAACGCATCATCGCGGACGGCTTTAACATCAAGACCAAGGCAAACATTTTGATTCCACAAATACAGGTCTTCTGTCTCAATGAACCACTCGACGATAGGCCAGTTTTCCTCTAGAACTTCATAACGCTCGTCCGAGCGCATTACTTTGTTCAACTCTCCTAAATGGCTCGATAATCCGAGCTCCTGCATTTGCTCAGTTAGGGCATCTATCTCTTTTTGCGGGTTTTGCGGCCCGACTGCCCAGTGCCTGGCTGCCCCTTCAAGTTTTTTGCTACGATTCCCGTGGCTGCTTCGTGGTATGCGTTAATGAAGCCCATTCGCACATATGCTGCACTTTTAAATAAAGCTTCTTTTGTTTTTGCGGTACAGGAGAGTGGTTTTCCGTCTTCATCTTGAATGTCACTACCAAATGCAGTGACGACACGAACACAGAATTTAACGTCATCGCCAATGAGCTTGTCGTACTCGTCTTGATTTAAAACCTCAAAACTTGCAGTGCATTTTTGAGATTCGGTATGGCCGCCATCAATTGGTACTTCAATTGATACAGGCCATTCGATTTCACGTTTTTTCGCTAAGATAAATGGCATGGTTGATTCTCAAACAGAGTTGCCATCCCTGGCGGTGAGTAAATCGCTGACTCCTTTGCTCAGCGCTTTTATCGCCCTGCGGGGCACGTTGTATTAGCTGGTCTTGATGATACTGTGATGGCCTTTGATAACCCTGAAACCACAATCCCAAGCTTGCTTGCCTTTAATAGCGGTAGGCTTAACCGTTAAGATTTGGATACCTGAACTCGACTGTTCAAACACTTCTCCATTGGCTACGCCATGGGTGAATGTAAATGGAACAAGTGTTGAAGTTCGCATTAAGGCGAAGGGGTCGAAAGTTGACAGTGCTGGGCTTTCAATAATGAACTTTCCTTCTTCGCTCCAACTTTCAATAAACACTTGGTTTTGCTCAGTTCCCTCGTCATGTTCAACATTATGATTGTCGGCAAGCTCATACTCATAGAGGTTGAGAGCTTGAGCATCCAAAGTAAATTTGGTGTTGGAATTACTTAGTGGGAGAGGATCCTGAAATCCGCTGAAATCTGGTTGAGGTGGCAGGCCCTCGATGGTGTCGCCGTAGATTCCTTTAACCTCAAAAGTTAGGTATCCCAGTTCGTTTATTTTTCCAGCGACGGTAAGGGATGATTTTCCTGCAAGCAAAATGTGATACATCCCTTCCCAATAAAAGTAGAACGTACCGTCTTGCTCTTCCGATGCATTAAGAACCCGGTTATGGGTCACTTCATTGGCAACATCGGTTTTTTCGTCACGCATAGCCGTTTGCAGGATTGCACTGTATGCAGCTGCGCTTGATGCATCACCAGAGCCCGCTATTTCCACAGGGATGGTAAGTGTCATCATTTCACCAGCGTGTATGACCTTCTCTCCACCTTGCTCACCCGTATCTAAATCACGTGTAATTTGTTCGCTCTGATAAGGATCAACCGCCAACCCTTTGGTAAGCATCGCAAGAGGTTGTGCGCCAGCAGCGATATAGTCAGCGCCTTTTGTGTCGCTGTCTCTGCGAAGCGCCATCACCACAAATTTTGAGTCGTGTCTAAACCCTGGAGTGATACTCATGATTTCTTCTCCTGTGCTTTTGGCTGCGCTTTGGTTTCAATTGGGCGGTCTTCAA